CCGGGATTTACGATAACTTGATCAGGAAAGCCGGGCGGACGCCGAGGGAGTTCGAGGCGTTCCAGGCGCGGGCAGCACCGTCGCCGGTGACAGAGCAGAAAGCCGCCGCCGACCGGACGTACTTGTTCTGGAGCCATCCCCACTCGTAGCTCTCGCCCTTGCGTTCGGCGACGCGGTTGGCGCGTTCCTTCATCAGAGGCCACTGCTCGCAGTCGTCAGGCTCCACGGTGCCGGAGTTGTACCAGTCATCGTGCCCGAACATCTCGCCGTAGAACGGCAGACGGAGCAGATCGCCGTTGTCGAAGGGCGCCAGCTCCAGACCGGTGAAGTCCTTCAGAATCTTCTCACTGTTGAGCTCCTCGCGGAGATCGCTCTCCTGGTAGCCGCCCTTGTTGGTGCTCCTCTTGTTCATCTGCATGGCCTTGTCGAGATACTGGTCCAGAAGGAAAAGAGCCAGGCCTTCGCCAGGCAGAGCCTGGCAGGTGGCGGTATAGTGGCCGACCTGGATGCGGTCGCCGATCTGGATCTCGTTGGTTTCGATGGTCATGGTGCGGTTAATTTTCATTTGTGTGTCCTCCTTAGTCTTTCATGTAGAACGGGGTCTCGTAGCCGTCACCCCGTAGTGGTAAACCGGGCGCCCAGGGGATCGCCTCACCCATGCAGGCGTTGATCCGCTCCAGCGCGTCGGTGTCTTCGATTGGCACGTCAACGATCATCTCGTCATGGACGTGCATCACGATGTTATAGCCCAGAGCTGCGACCCTCTGCATGGATATGGCCAGGCAGTCTCTGGCGATGGCTTGGGTGATGTTCTCGACCAGCTTGCCGCCGTAGGTCTCAGTCTCTCCCCATTGCTTGGTTTCCTGATTGACTCCCATGTAGACGATGTGCTCGCGGCCGTCCCTCGGGTCCATCTTCAGGTGGGTGTTCCAGTAGCAGAGCTTCCGGCCGCTGGGCAGCTTGATGAACAGGTTGCCGTTGATGTAGCCGAAGGCGATGCCGTTCTTCAGTCGGACGGTGCGGTGTTCTTCGATGACTGTCCTGGCCGCCATCTCGCAGTTGCGCCAGAGCTTCACCACGCTGGGGTTGGCCCCCCGCCACTGGTCCACGACGCTCTGGAGCTCGTCCTCCGGGATGGTGCCGCCTTTGTCCATGCGCTTCATGGCGCCGACGCCGCCTTGGTAGCCGCAGGCCAGAACTGCGACCTTTCCTTTTTGGCGGAGGTGGCTGTTGGCTCCGTGCTTTTCCACGGGCACGTGGTACATCATGGAGGCGGTCTCGCAATAGATGTCCTTGCCCTGCCGGAAAGCCTCCAGAGTCCATTCCTCGCCGGCGATCCACGCCAGCACGCGGGCCTCGATGGCCGAGAAGTCAGAGACCACGAAGCGGCAGCCTTCTGATGGGATGAAGGCCGTTCGGATCAGCTCGGAGAAGACGAAGGCCGTCTCTCCGAACAGCGTGCCCATGGTCTCGAAGTCTCCCTCGGCCGCCAGCTCGCGGGCCAGGGCCAGATCCGGCAGCGTGTTCTTGGCCAGGTTGTGCGTCTGCACCAGACGGCCGGCCCAGCGTCCGGAGCGGTTGGCGCCGTAGAACTGAAGGATGCCTCGCAGCCGGTGATCCTGGCAGTGCGCCACCAGCATCGTGCTGTACTTGGCCACGCTGGTCTTGCCCAGGGCGGTGCGGATCTCCAGCACTCTCCGGACGATGTCCGGGAGATCCGGATCTCGCAGCGCTTCGGTGATGGTGTCCTTGGTGACGCTGGTCATCTCCACGCCCTGCTCTGCGAGCCAGCGCTTCAGCTGGGCCAGGCTGTTTGGGTTTTTCAGCCCGGTGAGCTCCTGAGCTTCTTCCTGGAGCTCCTGTCGGCGCCGGGTGTCATATTCGACGATCTTCTCGACCATGGGGATGTCGAGCGCCACGCCGTTGTCGTTCATGTGTTGGTCCAGAGCCCAGAGCTCCTGCTCTGACTCCGGTGTCTTGTAGATGGATAGCTTCCGTAGGATCTCCTGCTCGGTCACGACGTCCTGCCGGTTGTAGCCCTTGTAAAGTTGCCACTTGGCTGGGTCATGCTGTGGAAGGTTGCGCGTCCTCTGGCCGTTGGTCCGGGTCGGCTTGCACGGCTTCGAGAAGAACTGGATCAGAGCCTTGCCCTGGGGGTCCTTCAGCTTCTCGGGAGGAAGGCCCAGCGCCTCGCCGGCGCCTGCCAGATTGCCCGGCAGGCCCAGCGTTAGCGCCTTGACCATTGTGCAGCGCCACTCCTCCGGCGGCATGGGCTTCTGGAGCCACTTGGCCAGACAGGTGCGCTCGAAGTTCGCGTTGAAGGCGGTCTTGACGATCTGGGGATCGAGGAGGGCCTCGCAGAACTCGGCCATCATGTCAGGATCAGCATCGAAGCAGTCGATGGTCTTGACGTCGTCCTCGCCCCAGTCGTCGAAGATGTACGAGATGAGCAGGATGTCGAAGTCGGGCGCCTCCACGTAGGCGTAGACGCCCGCCTCGGCCAGGTCCACGGAGCTATAGGTTTCTATATCCACGCCCATAACTCGGTGCATCTGTATGTCCTCCTTAGAAGTCCTCGTCGTCCTCGAAGTCGTCGCCGCCGAAGTCGGACTCGGCAGAAGCACGGGCAGCGCCCAGGCGGTCGTCGTCCTTCAGCTTCTGGATGTTATTCAGGCCGACGCCGACACCCTTGTTGCCGTTGGTGTTGAAGGGGAAGAAGTTGATGGAGGCGCGGCCCCAGCAGCCGGAGTAGACCTCGTCGGGATCCAGGATCTCGTTCAGATCCTTGTCCACGATGCCGGGCTTCTGGGTGCTGTTGCAGTTGAGGAAGTACATACCCTCGTACTCAGGAGCCTCATCGGCACGCTCGGCGTCGCCGTCGCGCAGAGGCTGCTTCAGGTTAGCGGGCTTCTTGCCGCCCCACTTGGAGCTGATGCCGTCCTGGACAGCTGCGTCGATGGCTGCCTTGATCTTCTTGATGGTGGCCTTGTCCTCTTTAGGGATCAGCAGGCACACGCTGTACTTGGCATCCTGGCCAGCCTGGAAGGCGCGGCTCTTGAAGATGTTCACATAGCTGAAACGAACTTTTCCGGTGATAACTTTGGTAGTAGACATTTTATAATCCTCCTTAATTAGAACGGCGCGACTTCGTCGTCGCCGGTGGTGAAGTCGGCCTGGGCCGCTTCGGTTGTGTTGATAGCTTCGCGTTTATCAGACTCCGGCACGAGGACCGGCTTGCCTGCGGGTTTGATCAGCAGGTCGCCCAAAGTGGCGGCCAGCTTCTTCTTGCCGACGAGCTTCTCCATCTCGGTGATGCCGTAGAGCTTGCGCTGGTAGAGCATTGCCTCGTCGAAGCCGGCAGCCTTCAGCTTGTCGGCCACCTGGATCTCGTCTGCGTACTTGCGGTTGCTGCGGCCTTCGACCAGCTTCCAGCCGTTGTAGTGCTCACCGGCCAGGGCCTGCTCCAGAGCGTAGGCGCTGACCTCCTCGGCCCACTTCTTCAGGTGCTCGGCCTTGGCCAGCACTTCGCCGATCTCCTCGCTGGAGAGCAGCGGGGGCTTCTGGAACTCCATCCGGGCCAGATCCAGGTTGAACTCGGCACGCTTGCGGCAGCGGGCCTTCGCCGGGCAGAAGCGGCACCAGTCGCCGGCCACAAAGTAGTCGGAGCCCTCCATGGCCATGATGGCGCGGGGCGCGACTTCCTCCTCGCCCCAGAGCAGCAGCTCCTTCAGGATGACGACCTCGATGTCAACGTGATCGAGGCGGGGCTGGACGACGGTGGTCTTCACGGTGTCGAAGTCGTAGAGATCGCCGAACAGAGAGACGGCGCCCAGGCCGTAGAGGCGGAACTGGGGGTTGTTCTTGGCCTCGACCTTGATGCCTTTGCCGTACTTCAGGTCGATGACCTGGATCATGCTGCCGCCGATGATCACGGCGTCGGAAGTGCCGAAGCCCTCCGGGATCCATTGGGAAAGATCGAGGCGCTGCTCGATCATCAGCTCGGCGCCTTCGCCGGCTGCGGCGAACTCCTCCAGGACGGTCTCGACATAGAAGTCGGTGGCCTCGTCCATCTCGCCGTTGTAGTAGTCGTCCTGCTGGATCTTGGCCAGGCGCTTCTTGTACTGGGCGTCGGTGATCTCATGCAGGACGTGGCGGAGCTTCAGCTCGGCCAGGCTGTGGGCGACTGTTCCCTCGTCGGCGTAGCTGCTGGAGCCGGGATCCGGACACTGATCAGACAGGGCGACGGATCCGGGGCAGTTGATCCAGCGGTATGCGGCCGATGCGGAGCAGCGGGCGTGCTTAGTCGGCATTGGTTTCCTCCTTTGCTGCTTCCATGAGCTTCGGCAGGTCAGCGAGTGCGACCTCGGTGAGCTTGCCCTTGCCGGTCTGCTCGTTAATGAGTTCCGCCGCACGGTTGTAGCCGCGCTTCTTGTTGAGGGCTGCGAGCTGCTTGCGGACGGTGATGCGGAAGTCCTCGGTCACTTCTGCGGGCGCAGCGGGTGCAGCCTCGTCAGCAGACTCATGAGATGGCTCAGCTTCCGCAGGGGCGGTCTTTTCGACCTTCTTGGTGTTCTTCTTAGGGGCAGGGTCCTCCGGTGCTTTCTGGGGCTCCTGGACGGTCTCAGCGGGTGCAGGAGCGTCCTCTGTTTCCTTGGATGCCTGGGCGAGCAGGTTCGGGGACTCGACGCCCATGTACTGCTTGAACTCGTTCAGGTTTGCAAATTCGACGGTGATCTTCATGCTTTTATTTCCTCCTTGTTTGTGTTATACTGGGACTGTGTTCTATTGGGCTCCGAGGCATTAGCTCCGGGGCTCAATCTTTTTGTGCAGCCATAGGCACCACCTCCTTCACAGTCTCAGGCTCCTCAGCCTCTGCGGTTTCCACGCTTCTCAGGATCGCCCGGTAGGCCGAGCGGGCCAGCATTGTCAGGTCAATGTCTTCCATGCGCTTGTCCTCCTTAGATGGTTTTGATGGTCTGATGACCTATGCAGCCGGTCCCCCCCCGCTCCCACACAAACCAGGAGTAGCTGGTGGCGTCGGTGCCTCGGCCGGTGAAGCTGGGGCGCTTGTGCAGGGTGTAGAGACCGCTGAGCGGGTGCTCCTGCCACCACTTGAAGCGCTTCTCGCTCTCCAGGAAGTTCGTCCGGAGCAGGAAGATCAGCAGGCCGCCAGGGTGCAGCAGCTCCAGGCTCTTATTGATGAAGTCCAGGGCCAGACTGTAGGGCGGGTTGCCTATGATGACATCGTAGCCGCAGTCGGGCTCGTAGTCGAAGAAGCTGCCGATTGTGACATTGTCAGCCAGAGCTTCCAGGGTGCCCCGCTCCTCCGGTCGCAGCTCCACGGCGTCGATCCGGTTGTCGTATCCGCCTTCCCTCAACACTTTGACGATCTGGCCGTTGCCAGCAGAAGGCTCCAGGATGCGGTCGCCGGAGCTGATGCCGTCGAAGTTGGCCAGGAAGGCCCTGATGGTTTCCGGCGGGGTGGCATAGAAGTCATAAGCCTTGCGCTCGCAGCCTCGGTTTGTGGCGCTCATTGTGGTGTCCACCTGCTTCCTTCGCAGATGAAGTAGTCGTCGGCCGGGATGTAACTCTCCAGGACGAGAGCGGTCGGGCTGCCATCGTGGCTGCAGCAGGCGTCACAGATGTGATCGCCTTCGCCTATCGGCTGCATATTGGCGCAGGTCTCGCAGCACTTGAAGGGCTCCGGCTTGCGTTGTCTGTTCTTTCTTCCCATGTGTGTCCTCCTTTGGAAAAGTAAGCTTAGAGTTTACTTAGAATGTAAAAAAAATAGCTTCCACGGTGCTGTTGAAATAACGGGCCAGCGCCACCTTGATGTCATCAGCCGGCACTCGCTCGCCGCGCTCGTAGAAAGAGATCGCCATGGCGGTCACGCCGATGGCGTCGCCGACTTCCTTCTGGGTGCGAGATCCGCGCAGAGTGCGAAGTCTCTCCCCGATGGTCTGAGCGTCAATAGTCTTTACTGTGGCCATGCTTTGCCTCCTTCCTCGGTTTAGTCTCTGGGGTCGTGGATCTGGATCCGGATCTTTTCGCCCAGCCCCTCGCGGGTCATCCAGAAATAGATGCTCCTCTCGCAGGGCTTGCCGCTCACGATGTAGCCCTTTTTCTCCATCTTCCGCAGCGTCTCATAGTCGGGGCCGGATAGCGCCGAACAGAAGCAGTTACGGTAGGGTTTGTAGTATCGCCGGCCGTGCCGGATGTAGGGGCGCTTGTAGTTCAAGCTGATCATGTGGGTCGCGATCTGCACGTCCTTCGGGTATTGGTGCAGCGGGATGTCCTTCCTCATGGCGGCCTCCCTAGTGCTGCACCTTCTGGCTCTTGGTCTGGAGCTTCAACCAGATCTTCATGGTGTCACGGGTGATATAAAACGATCCGCACACGGCGATGAAGTGGTCGAGGCAGGTGTGGACCACCTCGCCCTCGATGACGTACTTGGCGCCGATCCAGCAGAGCTCGAAGGTGATCAAAGTGCCCAGCAGACAGGCGAGATAATTGGAATAATACTTGAAACGGGTCATTGTTGTGTGTCCTCCTTTACTTCCCGGCGACCAGCAGGTCGTAGAGCTTAGCCTTCAGTTGGATAACTTCGACCTCGGCGGCCTCAGCACGGTGCTGGGCCTCTCCAGCGGCGGTCGCTTCCTCGTCGCATCTCTGGCCATTCCAGCGGGCGGTCTCCTGGGTCTGCTTCAGCTGATCCTTCAGCTTTGCGATCTCGGCGTCCTTTTCCTCGGCGACTGCATGGGCGGCAGCATGGGCGGCCTCGTAGTCCTTCACGGCCTCGGACAGCTTGTCCTCCAGTTCTGCGACGCGCTTCTCAGCGCTGCGGGCGCGGTCAGCCATGGAGCAGGCCCAGTCGTTGTCGATGTTCTCAGCGGCCAGGTCGAAGCAGCCCTCGAAGGCGGTGGCCAGGTAGGAGTCCGGGCCCAGCTGCTCGACCATCTTCCGGATCTTCTCCAGGGTGTCGCGCTCCTGTTGTTTGGTGGCCGGGGCATTGGTGCTGGCCAGCTCTATGCTGATGATGGTGGCCGTGCTGTGACGGTAGCACTCGCCGAAGTCTTTGCGGGCCTGGCGCTCGTTGATGGCGGCGAAGTGGTCGGTGCCCTGGGTCCCGTTTTCGCGGGTAAAAATAATCTTGTAGGTGTTCATTGTGTGCCCTCCTTGCCGGTACTGTTTACCGTCGTTCTCATTGATGTAAACTAATAGTTTACATTGACTATAATAAACTCTTAGTTTATAATTGTCAAGAGGAAAATAAACATTTTTTAGGGGGACAGAATTATGAAGTTTTCTCAGATTGTGAAATCTTTAAGATTAGAGCGTGGCTGGTCCCAGCAGGAGGTGGCCGACCGCGCTGGATTGAATAAAATGACCATTTCCCAGTATGAGAACGGAAAGCGCAAGCCGAGCTTCGAGGTGATCGAGGCCCTGGCCGAGATCTTCCATGTCGATATGAACTACCTGCTGGGATATACTGATAAGATTGAGAAGCCGGCAGGCGATGAAACGGACCCCGCCACCAATAAGTTTCTGGCCGTAACTCTGGCCGAGATCGACCTGATCGAAGCATACCGGCACGCCGGAGCTGAGACCCAGGCAGCGATCAGAGCGATCCTGCACATTTAACGGGAGGACCCCGGGAAGGGAGGACGGTGCCATGCGCGGCGTCATTTATGCGAGATATTCACCAGGCCCGCACCAGACGGAGCAGTCCATCGAGGGCCAGGTTGCCGACTGCCAGCAGTATGCTGAGGAGCACGGCATTGACATCATAGAAATATATGCAGACCGGCACGTCTCTGGCAAGAGCGTCGTCGGCCGTGATGAGTTCCAGCGGATGTTACGAGACGCGGAGAAGGGCCGCTTCGACTGCGTCCTGGTGTGGAAGATCGACCGCTTCGGTCGGGATCGCCAGGACATTGCTATGGGAAAAATGGCCTTGAAGCGGGCGGGTGTCAAGCTGATGTACGCCAGGGAGAGCGTCCCGGAGGGCCCGGAGGGGATCATCCTGGAGAGCGTACTGGAGGGCCTGGCCGAGTATTACTCCGCCGATCTCCGCCAGAAGGTCATCAGAGGCATGAAGGAGACCGCGAAGAAGGGTCAGTATTGCGGCCAGTCTCTGCCGATAGGGTATAAAGTAGACGCCGAGCGCCACATCGTCGTGGATGAGCGCGAGGCGGCAGTTGTCCGGGAGGCGTTCAAGCTCCACATCGCTGGCGGCCAGATCCGGGACATCGTCCAGCTGTTCGCTGACCGTGGGATCATGGGCCGGCGCGGGAAGCCGGTCTCCAATGCGGTCGTCTATCGTATGCTGCGGAATGAGAAGTACCTGGGCGAGTTCTACATCCAGGACGTGAAGCTGAACGTGGAACCGATCATCGACCAGGCGACCTTCCTGGAAGCTGCCCGGCACTTTAAGACGAGCCGCAACAATGCGGCAGGGAGGGCGAAGGTGAACTATTTGCTGAGCTGTAAAATGTTCTGTGGGTATTGCGGCTCGATGATCAGCGCAGAGGCTGGCACCGGAAAGCTGGGGAAAGTGTACCGATATTACAAGTGCGGGGACAAAAAGCGCGGGAAGAAGTGCGAGCTGAAGCCGTTCCCGAAGGACCACCTGGAGGATGCGATCATCTTGGCCACGGTGAACGATATGCTGACCGATGAGATGATCGAGAAGCTGACCGTCCGGATCCTGGAAGTCCAGGAACAGGAAAACGCCGACGATCCCGTGGTGGGATTGCGTCGGCGTCTTGACTCAAATAAAAAGCGCCAGCGGAACTTGCTGGACGCGATAGAAGAAGGCGGGGCCCGTGGCCTGGTCTCTCGTTTGGCTGCCCTGGAGGAAGAGGAGGAGCAGCTGGTGCTGGAGATCCAGCGGGCAGAAATAAAAAGGCCCCGACTCACCCATGAGGTGGTCGAGGCCTGGCTGCGCTCCTTCCGCGTCGGAGACGTCACGGATGACGACTTCCGCGCTCGGTTAGTTGACACGTTCATCGCCCGAGTCGAGCTCCGCAACGATGAGGCGCTGATATTTTACAATATCCGAGAAAAGGGCCCGCACTCACGTGTTCGAGTACGGCCCGAATGGTGGAGCCCGCGCGACGGTACTCGAACCCCGAAGATCATCGTGCTGCGGGACTATGTCGTCCTCAGAATTGCCGTATAAAGCAAAAGAGCCCCGGCGGGTGCCGGGGCTCTCTTAGTCTATCATGTATTTGCTGGCTGTTGTGACCGCGCAGCAGGCTCCCAGGAATACGAGAGCCGCCACGCTGATCAGGGCGATCATGCCACGCCCAGGATCTTCTTGGTCCTGTTCAGAACGTCAGCAGGATCCAGTCCGGAGCCCTTCACCTTGCCGGCGATCTCCTGCGCCAGCACGTCAGCAGGATCCGGCTCGGCCGGCTTCGCTGCGACGCCCTGGATGGTGCAGTAGTCAGGGTTTTCGAGGTAGATCCAGCCGGCGCCGCTTTTCAGCTTGCCCCAGCCGTCCTGCACCTCGGTGATGGTAAAGACGCCCTTGCCGGTCTGGCCTCTGACCGCGTAGCTCATGCCGGGGCCCTTGCGGTAGTTCAGATCCGGGATAATGACGCGGACAGTGAAGGGCGTCGCAGGGAAGCCCTGGACGGTCCCCGGAGCCGCCTCGGATGGCTGGGTAGTGCCAGAGCCCAGGAGCTCATTGACGGCCGCAGCGATGGCGCCGTGGCGGTCGTAGAGGTACTGGCCCGGGCAGGCCTTGTTGGCATAGTCGCGGTGCACGGTCATGTTGCAGCCGTTGGAGTGGTTGACGCGGTCGGCCTTGTTGGTGGACCAGATCAGCTTCTTGATGCCGTTGCGCTTGCAAATGTCGGCTATCAGCTTGATCAGTGCGGCGTAGGCTGCATCGGTCACGGCGTAGGGGTGCTCGGTGTCGCTGGCGACTTCGATGGTGATGGCGCGGTTGTCGTTCTCACGGCTGGAAGTGCACCAGGAGCGATCCGCCTCATCGACGGACAGGCCGATGGAGCCATCCTTGCCGACGATGTAGTTGGCGCTGCACTCGCGGTCAGTGGTGGCAAAAAAATCGCAGCCTTGCTTCGCCGTCCACTGGCCCACGATGCAGTGGATCGTAATGGTGTCGATGGCGTGGTTGCGGGGGCTGGTCTTGTTCTTGGTGATGTTGGTGTACGTTACCAGAGGGCTGTTGCTCACGGTGGTCTCCTCCTTCTCTGGGGTTGTTGTAGTGTTTGCGTAGGCGTCGTAGTATGCCTGGCCGAAGCCGGCCCGCTTTACCTTGACGGCGTTGCTCATGTCGGCCGGGCGCTCGTACTTGGTCAGCACGATGTCGGACGCCTCCTTCACGGTCCGGGCTGTCCGGAGTACCTGGAAGACGGCCACGTGGCCCTTCAGCTCCTGGAACATGAAGTCGAGCTGCATCATCAGGTCGCCGATGGACGCGCCGGTCTTCCGGGCATAGTTGAGCATGGCCTCCTTGCGGCTCCAGTATGTCCACTGCGCGAGGCCGTAGCCGGCGCTGTCGCGGACGAAGTTGGAGTAGCTCCCGGAGTCCACGGCGACCGTGTATTCGGCGTCCGTGAGGCCCAGGCGCTTTTCGTAGGTGTTCTGGAGGTTTATCGGATTGAGCCCGCTCTCGGCGTAGAGGTTGCCCATCAGCCCGGCCACACCGGCCGGGCTGAAACCTTTGCAGCAGAAGTAGTTCCAGATGGTCCTCTCGGTGGAGGACCTTGTCGCCTTCACGGCTTACTCCTTGCCTGGGCTGGTGTTAGCGTCGCCCTCCGCCTTCTGTTTCAGGATGTCGATGGCCTTCACCACGACGGCAGGGATAGGCACGCCCATCAGTCCGGCGTTTTCGATAATGCTGATCGTCTCATTGGCGACGAAGGCGATGATCGTCGTGTCTCTGATGAATGTGGAGCCCGTGACCAGATCGAGGCGGCAGGCTACCAGTACCACCAGGAGAGTCATGCCCTTACGGCAGAGACCCTTCCATCCGGCGCGACTCTCCAGGGCGCCGTCTGTGGACTTCTGGGATCTGTGAAACACGCCGGCAACGATGAGACCGGTAGCGTAGTCCACGCCCATGAAGATCAGGAGCGTGGTCAGAGCTGCGTCCCAGCCTCCGAAAAGGCTGGCGATGAAGCCGCCCACGACTCCCACTGCTGTGCAAATTCCAGTTTTCATGTTGTGTACCTTCCTTCTTTTTATTTGCTTAGAATTATGCCCCCACGGAGATATTCGTGGGGGCATTGTGGGCTTTACTCAGTGACGAGCTCTGCCAGTTCCAGGTCGATCAGCATCTCCTTGACCTGGGGCTTGATCAGGTCAGGGACGCTGTCGTAGGTACGCTTGCCCTTGACGATCAGGGCGACGTAGATGACTGCCATGTTGTTCACCTCCTTTCTGAGCCAGGATCTGAAGCGCCGGATCATCTTACTCCTCCAGGAGCGCGCGGACTTCGTCGCGCAGATTTTCGGGCACGTCGTTGATGGTTTTGAGCCCCTTCTTAATGAGGGCTGCGTAAACTTTAGCCATAGTTATTTACCTCCGATAATCATTTCATAGACCTCAGCCAGAGCGAGCTGAAGGTCGGTGATGCTGTTGGCGTTGGTGGCCAGAGCAGCTGCGGCGAGCTCCTTCTGCTTTTCCTCAGCCGTCTTCTCGGCCAGGATAAACCAGTAACTCTTGCCGACCTTGCTGATCTGGACCAGCTTCATGTCCTGATAGGTTTGGGTGCCGTCAGGCCCCTCGATGGTCACGCTGGAGAGCTTACCGGTGAAGGTGTCCTCGGTGACGGCGGTGGAGCTGATGTAGTTGTTCCCGTTGAGGTCGAGGCCGTCGAGGGATGTGCCATCAGCCAGTGTAACCTTCCATGTCCTTTTTTCCATTTTGGTCTCCTTCCGAACAGCTCCAGGTAGAGGCTGCTCATGTTATAAACTTGATCATGCGACATATACTTCCAGTGACTCCCCAGCCAGGACTTGAAGGCGTTCTCGACCGTCGCATAGTCGATACGGCCATCAGCAAGCAGGCGCTTGTATGCCTTCAGCTTGCGCCGCTCCCTTGTGATGTTCTTCGGGTTGATCTTCCGGATAACTCTGCCGGTCTCCGTTAAGGAGTAGCACACCTGCAGGTGCCGGAACTCCGAGGACAATTTCACGATCCTGGTCTTCTTGCGGTTAATTATCAGCCCATACTCTTTCGCCTCCTTTTCCAGACCGTCCAGAAGTTCCAGCAGCTCCTCCCGGGTCCGGGCGATTGCGTAGGAATCATCGGTATAACGGCCGTATCCTTTGACCGCCTTGACGATCTTGGCATAATTGTCCAGCCGGTAGGGGTAGACGATGCCGATGTTCTGCGAAGGTTGGGAGCCGATGTCCACACCCTTCCGGAGCATTTTCTCGCCGGTCAGGAGCGCTGGATCCACGCCGTAGTTCAGCATCGGGTCGATTTTTCCGGCCATCATCGCCTCGATCTCCTTGTCAGTGAAACGAGAGACATCCTGCTCGAAGGTCTTGAAGATGAGCGGCAGCAGCATCTCAGTGATGGCCAGCGTCTCCGGATCTTCGACTTCGCGCTCCAGGAACGTCTGGAGCACCTCCAGGCACTTGTCGTGCGGGATGTTGGCATAATAGCCGGAGAAGTCCACCAGGAGGATGTATCCCTCGTTGGTGCCGTTTTGCATGAAATACTGATGCAGTCGAGCCTCGAAGCGGCGACGATGGAAAGCCACGCCCTTGCCCTTCTGTGAGGCGCCGTTGTCATAGATTAGGTACTTGCTGATGGACGGCGTCAGCACCTCGTCGCAGAGCAGATGGTTGACCGTCTTGTCCACCATCGTGTTACTGGTTATGTAGCGCGGATGCCCGCGCTCATTGATCGGGAACTTGTTGCCCGGATCCGGCTTGTAGTCGCCGGTGATAAAGTCCTGCCGGATGTGGGCAGTGGTCAGCAGGTGGTTCATCTCGAACAGCTGGGTGCCGTGTTTGAACTTGCTGCTTTGCATCGCCTTGGTCCCGGCGTCATAAATGTTATTAGCATCAAAATATACAGTCATATAAAAACCACGCGATAGCCCCATCGGTCGTGACCGGGAGCGTCCTGGTTAGCATTTACCAGCTTCCGCTGGAAGGATGGCCTCTCCTTTCCCATTGCTGCACGCGGGAACTTGCCCGATGACTTTGTGCAGTTGTGAAATCCGGGCGGACGCCGATGGAGTTCGAGGCGTTCCAGTTGTTGGCATTACCGTTGTTGTTGACATTGCAGAAATTCGTCGCCGACTGGACGGTCCGTACAGAGGACACCCTATATTCTTAGTCTTTCAGATGCTTCAGGAAACGGTTGTCAGACTGCCGCAGTGCCTTGATCATGTTGAACAGGGCCTCGACTTCCAGCACGACGTCCATATACTTGTTCTTGTCTGCTGGCAGCGACTCGGCGATGTACTGGAGCTCGTCCTGGAGCTTGTTGCAGCACTTCAGCGCCTGGTTTAGCTCGCCGCGCCTGTCCTTGTACTCAAAGTGGTAGGTCGGCCAGATGGTATTGGCGCCTCTGAGATGCTGCGCGATGTCGCAGCAGAGGTCGTCCACCCGGTCGCGGTGGCGCTTGATAAACCAGCAGGCGAAGTCTTCCTCCAGGTTGCGGATGGCCTGGGCGGCCTCCGTCCTATGCTCAGGGTCCTGGATGTGCTGCGTCTGCTTCCGGACGGCTTCCTCCAGCTTTTTCTCGCTGTAGGCGAAGCTGGCCAGGAGCTCCACCGCGATCTTCCTGCGGATCTCCAGCGCCTTGTGGTGCGCTTCCAGGTTGGAATATGCTCTTTTACTTTTGGGGATGTCTGACACGCTATCTTATCTCCTTGATTAGATTTACCCGGCCCACGAGGGGCCGGGATTTTTGATCAATAGATCAGGAAAGCCGGGCGGACGCCGAGGGAGTTCGAGGCGTAGCAGGTGTCGGCACGACCGTCGTTGCCGACATCGCAGAAAGCCGTCGCCGACCGGACGTCTCTCAGCCACCAGTTCTCTCTGTTCGTGATCAGATCCGGGCGTGCCTGGAACAGAGCCAGCTGGCTCTTGTCTACCCCGACGTCGTAGCCGTTCTGCGCTCCGCCGCCCCATGCGTAGGAGCCGTAGACCATGTGCTCGTTCATCAGGTCGATCTGGCTGTCGTACCATGCCCAGCCGGAGCTGGCGCCATTGCTGACAGCGTTGGCCAGGAGGATCCTGTGAGTCAGGATGTGGTCTGCGCCGAAGTCAGCCTTGACAGTGGCCAGAGCGTTGGCCAGGCCGGAGGTCTTCATCTTGCTGCCGTAGTAGGAGCCGGTCGTGACGTTAGTGTCATTCATCACGCCGTTATAGAAGGACTTGTCGGGGATGACCAGCATATGATGGGCAGTCAGCTCTGTGTCCCCACAGTGCAGACGATAGTCAGCATGGGCGGCCCAGTATCTTCGGCCGTTGATGGTCCAGTAGCCGCCGGTGCGGACCTTCTCGAACTTGCCAGCACGAATGTCGGCGGACTGCTCAGCGGTGAAGCTGGCACCGAGATCGTGTTCATAGATGAAGGAGTTGGCCCTGGACGCACCGGTCTGGCCGAGCATTGTGGTCAGCTCCTTCAGGGCTTTGACGTCTTGGGCGTTGGTGTCTACCAGGCCGAAGACTTCGTTGATGGCGGCGATCAGGCTGGTCTTGTCCTCAGTCTCCAGCGTGTCCAGGTCTCCATTGATGAAGGCCTTGATGGCGCTGATAGGGATCCTCTTGACGCCTGTGCCGTCTGCGAGTCGTACCAGGAGAACGTCCTCCCCGCTGGCTACGGCAGCCAGCGCGTCGTACTCTGTGAAGCGTTTGCCGTTTGTTACGTCAATCTGCATAATGTTCCTCCTTATGCGGTTTTATATTTCCAGTCGCCGATGATCGCGTTGCCATCGTCGTCCAGGATCGGGTTGCCGTCATCGTCAACGACGTGAGTGAACAGATCGTTGTGGATGATCATGTATTCCAGAGCGGTCAGGCGCTCGTCCAGATCGCTCGTCTTGTTGATGAGCCTGCCGGCGACGTCCTCGTCCAGAAGGCCCTGCACGGTGGCAAACCACTCGTTGAAAGCGTTCTGGCTGGTGCGCTGGAACTCTTTCATGGCCTCCGTGACGGCGGTCAGATCTGTGTTGCCCTTGGTCTCCAGCGCCTCGATGTATTCGTCGATGGCAGCCGTGAAGCCGTCATAGGCTGCCTTGGCCATCTGCTCGAACTGGGAGTAGCTGGCGTTGGACTTGGCCACAAACTCAGCATAGAAGGCATTGAACTGGTCATAGAAGGCCTCGGTGTCGATGCTGTCGATGAACTGGGTGATGTAGCCGCAGACTGCACTGTTGGGGCGGGTGTCGCTGATGGAGCTCTGAGTGATGACGGTCTGGTTGGCGCTGACCGTTACGTTTGCCAGGCCCAGCTCGTAGTAGTCGCCGCTGACGGGCTGGATGAGCTCTGGAGCCTGGGGCGTTGCCGCTGCCGTGCCAGTCTTCACGATGATCTCGCAGAGGCGCTCCAGATAGTTGCAGCGCAGCACGACACGGTCGATGCGGCTGTAGCTCGTTGGAGCTGCGGCCAGCTGGAAAGTGGCAGGGGCAGGATCATAGGCGAAGGCGCCGTTGATCAGGCCGAAGCCAGGGCGGACCGTGACGCTCAGGCCAGTGTCGCCTGCCAGCACTTTGAAGCAGTCGGCAGGCTTGGCCAGAACGCCATTGGTCAGCAGTTTGGAAAAGAGCAGGCGGAACAGTTCCGACGTCTCTGCCCTGTCAAAAATAGGCATACCCTCGGAGTCCACGCCGGTGATCTCCGAGTCAAAATAGCCGTATCTCATGGCCATGTTAAAATACCTCCCTTTGGATGATTTTCGTGATGCTGGTCATCTGGTCATTGCCGAAGACGACGGAGAGGGTCTGCTTGCTGCCCTCGTAGACCTCCTGGATCTCGGTGATCCGCTTGGTGGTCTCGATGCCGACGTCTGCGTAGCGGTAGGTGCAGAGGTCGCCCAGGTCGAAGTCCACGCCGTAGGTCAGGTTGGCGTTGGGATCCACGTCGCCGTTGACGGTCTCGATCTTCTGGTACTCGGCCAGCTTCTCCAGACCGCGCTGACGAAGCAGCGCCTTGTACTGGTCGGCCGTGTACGTGTGCTCGTCGCCGGCGTCGTCCTGGTAGGTGCTCTGGAGATCCCGGGCGTCCACGTAGAGCTCCCGGCGCTCCTCGTCCGCACTGCTGCGGAGATCCACCTCCACGATGACACGGGCGGAGCCTTCTCCCTCGCCGGCGACGTAGGCGAAGTTCTTATACTCGGACTCATCCCGGTCGTAGACGGCGTTCTTGACGTTGTAGAAGCTGTCCGAGAAGATGGCCCAGCTGTTCTCAGTCTGGTCGTCCGTTCTGTCCTTGCCTTTCCACACCTCGAAGATGAGGTCGTTGTTCAGGTAGTCGTAGCGCAGCCGGTGGCTGAGCTCCTGGGTCTTCTCGATTTCATAGAGCTTGTCGCCCAGGTTGTCGCCGGTAGCCGTAACCGTGACACTCGCGCCGATGCCCTTCAGCTCGCCCAGTTTGACCTGGGAGATCTTCCGGCCGGCATCGGTCGGGTTGATCACGTAGCGGTCCACCATCTTCCGGCCGATGACCTCCGGCGTGCCGGTGAGGCTGATCTGCGTGTTGAGCACGCGGCCGTTCAGGAGTTCCTCAGAGAAGTAGCCCTTGCAGTAGGCTGTCCGGGTGCCTTTGGCGTCTCTCGCGAAGTTGACCTCGCGGATCACGCCCAGTTCGTCCCGGTCGTTCCGGTAGAGATAGCGGCCGGTGTTCATCAGCGTGAAAAACTCGGCGGGAGTGTGCAGCTCGAACAGGCCGGAGGCGTAGTACCGCCGGTCCCAGATGAGCGTATTGAACACGCTGACGACGCCCAGCGTGTCGAAGTTCTGGTCGAGGATGATCAAATTCATGCGCTACACCCCCAGATACTTCGGAGTGTAGAACAGATTGACGTCCAGGTTGGTGTAGTTCCCATCCGCGTCGTACTCCAGATAGTTGTCGCCCACTTCCAGCTTGAAGGGCTCACTCCGGCGGTCGATGCGCTGGTAGTAGTTGACGCCGTTCAGAGTGATGACCTGGTGCCGGTCGTTGGTGTCGATGAGAAGCACGTCGCCGGTCTGCATCGTGACACTCACGCGCATGAACTGGCCCGTGCCGGTGTTCGTGATCTTAGGGTTGACCACGGTGCCCCTGGTCGCGATGAACTGGATCTGGACACCGGTCGGGACGTCTCCGTCGTTGCTCAGCACGACCTCCTTCTTCAGCGTTCTGTAGCCGGCAGTGTTGCCACCCAGGAGAAGGCCACGGGCTTCCGGCTTGTAGTCCAGCTTGCCCGTCTCCATCCTCTTGCGGAGGGAGATCCAGGGGAAAGAGAACAGCGGCGTGATGTTCGCCATGTTCTTGCCGAAGTTGTCCACATTGAGCATATACGGGTCCGGACAGATCAGATCTACCAGGATCTTCAGCTTGCTGTCCATGTTCTTCGATGCTGCGAAGGTCCAGCCCTCCAGCTCGTACTCGATGTTGCGGCTGACGCCCATGTTGGTGATAAGCGCCTTGCCGGTGTACTTCGGGTTGAAAAACTTGATTACTTTGGCCCGGTTTTCCGGGTTGTTCTTGCTGCTTCTGAAGCTGGCCTCGATGTGGATCGGCCTTGGTTTGATCTTCTTGCCATCGACAGACGCCCCGTCCACCAGGGCGTTGTCTGATGTGCTGATCTCCACCTCAGAGGCCTCCAGGCCGGACACGGCAGTGATGTCAATGTCCTGGCCCGGTCCCATTTTGAGGGTCTTGCCGTTGCAGGTCAGCTCGATGGTTAATGTGTTTACTGTCATTTCACACCTCCGACCATGTTCCGCAGAGCCTCGCGCTGCTTCTTGGCCACCTCGGAAGGAGTAGCCACAGGCACGTTGTAGGTGTTGCTCTGCTCCATGCGATTGTCATTGTAGACGGTAGTGCCGGCGCCCGCCATTCTCAGCCCCGCAGCGTGCGAAGCTCCGACGGAGAGCTGGCCGACGCTTGCCGACATCTCGGCCCGCATGGCACTGACGAGCTCGCCGGCCTTGGCCTTCATGTCCTTCAGCGTTGCCGGCATGGACTTGTCCAGGCCCTTGCCCACGCCGGGCATGATCCAGCGGCCGACCTCGTCCGCGAACTCTTTGGACGGGGAGTTGATGCCGAGGGCGTCTTTCGCGGCGTCCAGCAGACTGTTGGCCAGGTTGCTGACCTTGTTCGTCAGCCAGTTCCAGCCAGAGCTGATGCCGTTCCAGATGCCGCTGACGATGTTGCTGCCGATCTCCGCCATCTTGCTCGGCAGGCTGCTGAGCCCGTTGACGATGGAGTTGAACAGCTGGGTCGCCGCTGCGGCGCCCTTCTGGGCCAGCTGTGTGCCCCAGGTGACGACCTTCTGGGCCGCCTGGCTCAGATAGTCCCAGACCTTGCCCGGGAGCTGCTGGAGCGTGCTGGAGACCTTGCTGAGCATATTGCTCGCTGCGGTCGAAGCGTTGGAGACCATCTGCTGGCCCCAGGCGATGACCCTGTTCACCGCATTGACCAGGTGCGTCCAGATCTTGCCAGGGAGTTCCTGGATGATGCTGTTGACCTGGCTGAGCATATTGCTCATGGCCGTGGAGGCATTGCTGAGCATCTGCTGGCCCCACTCGACGAGGTCCGTCACGATCTCGGCGAAGACTTCACCGATCAGACCGGGAAGCTCGGCCAGCACGTCGATGATGGCCGCGACGATGTCCGGCACGGCCTTCGCCAGCTCGACCACGATGACTGGGATGGCTTCGATCAGGGCCCCCAGGAGCTTGACTCCAGCCTTCGCGATCTGGGGTGCTGCGGCGATCAGAGCCGTCACGGTGGCCTTGATGATCTGAGGCAGGGCGTCCACCAGCGCGTCGATGATGACAGGCAGGGCGTCCACCAGTGCCATCAGGAGCTCGATGCCGGCGTCAATGATTTGCGGGACGGCCGAGATCAGGAACTCCACGATGGAGCTGATGACCTCCGGCAGTGCTTCGATCAGTACGGGAAGCGCCGCAAGGATGCCCTGAGCCAGACCGAGGATCAGCTCCAGCGCGCAGTCGAGGATTGCGGGCAGTTGGTTCAGGAGTGAGGTCACAACGTAGCTGATCAGCTCGATCAGCGCAGGCAGAAGCGACGGCAGCATGGAGCTGATGCCATTCACGATGCCGGTGAAAATTGTGACAAGAGTGTCCAGGAGAGAGCCCAGTCCGTCGCCTTCGATGAAGCCCGTGATCATCTGGACGACCTTGTCAGCTGTTCCGGCGAAGTCGAAGTCCAGGACCGCGTCCTGGAGCTGCTTCAGGACGCTCTGGCCTGCTGAGAGCACGGCCGGAACGATGGCAGCCACCAGACCCGGAATCTGTGCAATAATAGCGCCGCCGAGCGCCGGAAGCGTCTCAGCGAAGCGCGGAATGATCTCGGCGAGGTTCTTGACGATATTGTCCGCTGCCGTGGCGAAGGCGTCCGCCAGCTGGTCCGCATCGCCGGATCCGTTCATGAAGTTGTCCCAGGCAGCCTTGGCCGAAGCCATGGAGCCCTCCAGCGTACTCGCGGCCTCTTTGGCCGTGGTGTCGGTGATCCCCATTTCCTCCTGGACCGCGTGGATCGCCTGGTAGACGTCGTTCAGGTTGTTAATGTCATACTTGACGCCGGTCAGCTTTTCAGCATCAGCCAGGAGGCGCTCCATCTCGGTCTTGGTGCCGCCGTAGCCGAGCTTCAGGTTGTCCAGCATCGTGTAATTTTGTTTCGCGAAGCCCTGGTAGGCGTTCTGGATCATGTCCATGGACGTCCCCATCTTGTTCGCGTTGTCGGCCATGTCGATGATGGCCATGTCGGCCACTTTGGCCGCTTCCTCGGTATTTCCGCCGAGGGACTGGAGCAGGGACGCCGAGAAGCTCGTGACCGTGCTCATGTAGTCATTGGCAGACATGCCCGCCGTCTGGTAGGCCCGATCTGCCGACGCGATGACCGCGTCAGCTGCATCGCCGAAGAGCGTCTCCACGCCTCCGACGTTCTGCTCCAGTTGCCCCACACTGTCGAGAGCTGACTTGCCGAGATTGGCCAGAGCATCAACTGCTCTGGTCATCATCTGGCCGGTGAATACGCCCAGCGCCTGCTGAGCGACGCTCGCGACCTTGCCCATGCCGGACTGTAGGCCGCCAGTGTCCAGGCTTGTATCAAATTTCAGAGTCCCGTCTGATGCCATGACCTTCTCCTCCTGTCAAAAGGACGGCGGGGTTGCCGCCGTTCATGAGTAGAGAGTTCAGGTCACTTTCAAGCTGCTGCCGGTCAGCCGACTGAGGGAGCGCATAGACGCGCTTCAGGTGCTCATAATGCTGCCGTTGCTCCTTGGACGCCTTGGCCGGGATCTTCATCGTGCGGTAGCCGATGATTTTGACCAGCTGAGTCTCTTCAGGGAGCGATCGAAAAAGCGCTCGAAACTGCCACCAGTGGAGGGGATGCCGCGCCAGATCCAGGCCGTAGGCCTGCATAAACGCGGAGTAAATATAGTCGGCGTCGTACTCGTAGGAAAAAGGCGGATCCTTGTCGCTGCTGTCCGTGGCGTCTTCTTCCGTCGTCTCAGCGGGATCCGTGCCGCAGCGATAAAACCAGATCATTTTGCTGATCGCCTCGTCGAGCACGTCGCCATCGAAGACGACGCCCGGGAAGTAGAGATCCAGCGCGGTCCTGAGTTTCTCCAGGTCATCGAGCTGGCCGTCTTGCAGGACTTCCTCGAACAGGATCCCCGTGCGGAAGTCCGTGGTGATCGGGACCAGCTGGCCCGCGATCTCGACCTCCTCGGGCAGGCCGTCGATCAGAAGGTTCAGTGTCTTTTACCCTTGCCGTGACCGTGCTGCTGGGAGACGAACTGCGCGGTCTGCATCTGCCGGGTGGCAGCCTGCTGGCGCTGGGTGTAGCGGTTGGTGAAGTCGTTGAGCGTCTTCCGCTCACTGGCAGCCCACTCGCTGACCTTCTCGATGGCCTTCAGGTGCTCCATGACGTTCATCTTGCCGTGGAAGAGCCTGTCGGCCGTCCCGGCGCCGAAAATCTCGTCAAAGCACACATTGACCACCTCACACTGGGCGCGGTAGTTGGCCGCAGCGGTCGGGAAGTTCTCGCGCTTTTTGGCCTGAGCCGTGTCGCGCATTTTGATCATGGACTGCTCGAACTTCTCCATGAAGTCCGCGTCCATCAGATCGCCTTCGAGTTTCACGTCGTTAATAATCAATTCCATTATTCTGTTGTCCTCCTCTGGTCGGTGCTATAAAAAGAGCGCCAGCCTGTCTCTTATACACATCTCCGAGCCCACGAGACGCGTAGTAA